CTTATCTTTGACCAAAAATTAAAAGTATGAAAGAGAAGAGTTATAATTTATTTGGGAGTACTTGGATAATACAGTTTGTAGATGAAGTAGTTGATGAAAATGATAAGTGGTTATTTGGAGAAACAGAGAGTCCCTCAAGGGTAATAACTATTAGCACAAAGAAGCCTGATGGTAGTAAACTTTCAAAGGATGAAATTGAACTTACTGTCCTACATGAGATAGTACATTCTATATTCCAAACTGGACAATATATGAGTTGTGATAATGATGAACCATTAGTAGAATGGACTGCAAGATGTTTAAAAGCCTTAAAAGAACAGCATATTATATAGTCAATAGTTAAACTTTCATAAATAATAGTCTTAGATTTGGATATGTCATTTATTTTTTGTATGTTTGCACCAGAATTAGAACTATACATCTAATTTCTCCTCCAAAGAAGTCCCTTGCAGAAGTTCAGGCTTTGGAGCTGACAGGGTAGTAATCCACACTTCTCCCATAAATAGGGAGCTTATTATAAAGGCTGGTATGCCTGTGGATGAGGTGAAAATCCTGCTAAAAAATGCCTTGATTATAAGTTACAGTAGCACACCTATGTATATGAGAAAAGGTTGAGGGTAAAGTGCTCTTGGGGATTAACCGCCTGTAATGAAGTATCATGGTAGGGGTACTGGAAACTTTACTCTGGCAGAGAACCAATCTGCTCAAGGGATTGTTATACACTTTAAAAAACAAACAAATATATGAAAAGAGTTATTGAAGAAGTTATAAAGAATGTAAACATTGTCAAGTGTGAAGGTGCTATCTGTGTGTCAGTTAATAGTAATGACAGGAGATACTATGCACAAGGAGTTAGCTCAAGAATGTTGGATGTAAAGAGATATAAGGTATGAATAAACTAAAAAGTAGTTTGCTTTGGCTGTGGCAGTTACCACAGAATTTGTGTGGTATAATCTATAGGTCTATATCTAAAGATAATAGAATATGTGTTATAGAGAATGATGACTCAAGAAGTGTAGGTGCTAAAGTATATTTACAAAGAGCTAAGGGTGGTGTAACTCTTGGAAAATATGTGTTTATTAATCAAGATTACACTGACAAGGAAGCAGTTATAAAACATGAATGTGGTCATGTAAAACAGAGTAAGATACTTGGTCCTTTATATTTATTAGTTATTGGTATTCCCTCTATACTACATGCCTGGCTTAATAATTATATTGGATGTTGTTGGAAGAATGGAAAATACAATTATTATCATTTTTATACTGAACATATATTAATGGGAGAATTTGATATTAAAAATAAATGAGTTATATAGTCTACAAACACACATCTCCAGTAGGAAAAATTTATATAGGTATAACTAAAATGAATCCTATAAGGAGATGGGCTAATGGATTAGGATATAAAAATTGTTCTCATTTCTTTAATGCAATTCTTAAATATGGATGGGATAGTATAAGACATGAAATTCTCTATACTGGACTTACTCAAGAAGAAGCTGAATATAAGGAGAAAGAACTAATTATAAAGTATAATAGTAATAACCCAGACTTTGGATATAATATTCAGTTGGGAGGATATGGAAATAATAATGGGATTAAAAGAACTCCCGAGCAAATACAGCATTATATAGAAGGAGCTAAGAAAAGACCCAAGAGGCATCATTTGTCTGAGGAACATAAAAGAAATATATCTAAATCTTTGGTAGGTAATAAAAGAGCTGCTAACTTAACTTGTAACAGGAAAGCTGTCTTACAATATAGTTTAGATGGAAGATTGTTAGCTACCTATAGTCATGCTGCTAAGGCATCTGAAATAGTAGGATGTGATAAATCTAGTATAAACAGGGCTTGCAGAGAGAACAATAGTAAGAATGTAGAGAATACCAAATATAAAGGAGTTTATAAGGGGTTTAGATGGTACTATTCTTAGTATAAGCTAATGGGTATTGAGTGAAGATAATAATTCAGTCCATTATATTAATTCACTTCTGGAGTATTTTCATACTATCTTGAAAATAATTAGTGAAAGATTTGCATATCTCAAATATTTGACTTATCTTTGCATCATGATTAGAAGATAAGAACATTGTTCCATAGTATAATGGTTATTACACCTGATTTTGGCTCAAGTAATGTAGGTTCAATTCCTGCTGGAACAACATAATGCCCTCTTAGTATAATGGATAATGCAAGGGTCTTCTAAGCCTTTAATGGGAGTTCGATTCTCTCAGGGGGTACTTTTGAAGGTGGAATTTTTTTTTTGTTTCATGATTTTTAAAGATTAGATTATCTGGTCTGTGAAGATAGGATAGTTAGAATAGTCTATGAAGTGTAATGGTTTTGCATGCCTTCCTGTCAAGAAGGTGGATAGGGTTCAATTCCCTCATAGACTGCCCTGAACTAAGTCCTATCTCAAAGAGTTGAGTAGGCAAATGGAGAGATAACTCAGTGGGACTGGGACTTGTCTTGAAAACAAAGTGGTCATTTATTTGACTGGGGGTCGGGACCTCATTTCTCCGCATTATGATACAGATATTTAGAAAACAAGGTTGGATTCTTAATCCTAATGATAAGATAGTGAATGCTATCTTGAAAAGATGTGAGATTAATAATGGTGAGTGTCCCTGTCATAATACAGGAGAGGATAAGAAATGTCCATGTTCTGATTATAGAGAACATGATACTTGTCATTGTGGACTTTATTTGAAGCTGGAGGATTAACCCTAATGGTAAGGGAACTGTTTGCTAAACAGTGAGTAGTCTGAAAGGATGTATAGGTTCAAATCCTATATCCTCCGCAATATAGAGTAGTTGGGTAATTGGTCAACCCCCTGCATTTGGGATGCAGAAATTGGAAGTTCGAGTCTTCTCTACTCTACAAATGGGTCATGTAGTGTAATTGGCTAACACATCACATTTGCACTGTGAAGTTGGGGTTCAAGTCCCACCTCCAAGTCTATGAGTTATCTAAGTAAATTAATAAGTAATAACACAGGAGTTTCTTCAAAGAACTTCTTTTTAGTGGCAGTTACTTTAATAGGTTTAATCCTATTACTGGTTCCTGCTGTACTTCTTATAATAGAAGTATGTTATAATCATACTATACAGACAGACCTTAATGGTCTTGCTGCTTATATAGGTGCTGTTGCTGGAGTATTTGCATCAGCAGGTATTACTAAAGCATGGTCTGAAAAGTATGAAAAGAAATGATGTTTCTAATATGGAATGTAGAAATTGTGGTAAAGATATAAATGGAAATAGGATATTCTGTTGCACAAAATGCCAGAGAGACTATGAGTATAAGACATATATTAATAGGTGGAAAAATGGTTTAGAAAATGGTTTGAGAGGTAAATATTCTGTGTCTCAGAATATTAGAAGATACCTTTTTGAAAAGCACAATAATAAATGTGAGAAATGTGGATGGGGAGAAGTGAATCCTACTACTGGATTAGTACCATTACAAATCCACCATATAGATGGTAATGCCTTAAATAATAAGGAAAGTAATCTACAACTATTATGTCCTAACTGTCATTCTCTAACAGAGAACTTTGGTAGTAAGAATAGGAATGCTAACCATGATAGATTAGTCTATTTTAGACTTGATAAATAAGCTCCTAAAGCATAGATGGCGATGCTCCAGACTCTTAATCTGGACAGCAAGGTTCAAGTCCTTGTGGGAGCACAACCTCAACCTTGGCAAATATTCCCCCAAAGCATTGATGGTGGATGCTCTGGACTTTTAATCCTGAGAGTAAGGTTCGACTCCTTATGGGGGAACATAACATATTATTAACTCCAAATTTTAATGTTATGAGAAAGGTTATTTCATTAATTAAGAGAGGTGCTAAGGCATACTTTAGACAAGCTGCTAAGACTTATGCTTGGACACCTACAGGAACTATTCCAGTTGGAATATAGTTCCTTTGATGCTGGAGTGAATAATAAATATTATATGGGGTAGCTTTAATGTGGTGAATTAGTGTGGACTGTAAATCCACTGCCTCAGGCTGTTTAAGGTTCGATTCCTTTCTGCCCCACTTCAATAGAAATCTTTGTCCTTGACTTATGGAAGGTGATGTGGGTAGAGACACAAATAAGTCATTATGGGTGCTGGGCAGGTATGGTTACATTGCGCAGGTCTGAAAAATCTGAGAATAAAGTTCGATTCTTTAAACACCCACATAATGCCCTTTTGGTGGAATTTGGTAGACACTCTGGATTTAGGCTCCAGTGCGAAGTAATAGTAGTGTAAGAGTTCGAGTCTCTTAGGGGGTACAAAAAAAAATATGCAGATTTACTTGCATATATAAATTATAATACATATCTTTGTAACATCAAATTAAAACAACATGATAGATACATTTGGAGATAATCTGTTAGAAGGTTTTGAATATGAATCTCCTTCACATGAAGGAAATCAATTTAAAGACTTTCTATGTGTACTTGAAGGATTCAAGACTAAGTTTAAGAATCTTCATTGGTCAGCATATAGTAATTCAATCCATGTAAGAATTGATGAACTTATTGATGAAATATCTGATTATCAAGATATTCTTGCAGAAGAAGTTCAAGGTATTCAAGGACAGCTTGAACCAAACTTCCTTAAGGGAACTAACTTTGATTTCACTTGTCCTCATGAAGCAATTGATAATCTGATAAGTAGAACTGATACCTTCTACACTAAATTACCCCAGTCTTCTAACTTTGCTGGAGTTAGAAGTGAATGTGAAGCCTTCATTACTAATCTTCACAAGTATAGATACTTGTTTGAATTATGTAGAAAGGGTACAATGGATTAAGATAGCCTCATAGTCCAATGGTCAAGAGACAGTAGATTTAAGCTCTACCCAGTGAGGGTTCGACTCCCTCTGGGGCTACTATGCTTCTTTGATATAAAGGTTATTATGCTTCACTTGTAATGAAGTTATATAGGTTCGATTCCTATAAGAAGCTCAGCAAGTTACTAAAAGCTGCCATTCATACAGTGAGAGAGTAACATCCTGTGCTACTATGAATACCTTATGGTGTAGATGATAGGAGGTTCCAGCTAAGCTGAGACTGGAAAAGTTAGAGTACCAATAGCAAATCTCTAACAAACGCAGGTATAGTATAAAGGTTAGTACAATAGACTTCCAATCTTTTGGTGAGAGTTCGATTCTCTCTATCTGCTCTTGCAAGTTGGTGAAAATAGAAATCACATTAGGCTCATAACCTAAAGTTCCTGTGCAAGTCAGGGCTTGCCCCCAATTAAACTAAGAAATATGAAAGAGGAGAAGACATTAATCACTTGTATTATAGGCTCTACAGTTAGAGAAGTAATCAAGCAAGCTCAAGAGCTTGAAATTAGAAGAGAAGATATAGTAAGTATGTTTCCTTTAGGAGGGCAGATTTACTTAGTATTTTATGAGTAAAAACAACTGGCATTATGGAAGAGAAGAAGACAAAAGAA